CTCAATTACCATTAGAGGTTTGGGTGCTGGTAACTTTGCTGTAGATATTAATGAGAATGGTGCTGTAGCTGAAAACTTTAAAGCATCACTATTTGCAAGTGGAGCATTCCTAGAAGATGTAATTAATACTGGGGCAACTAATGCTACATCTAAGTATATCCAAGGAAACTTGTATGCTGAAAATGGAGACATTGCAACGGTCACGAAACTCAATAACTTTGCAAGCCAAGTGAGTGGTTTGGTTGGCGCATCTTTTGATAATCTAAAAGGTACTCAGCCCGGAGCATTTACAGGTGCTGCTTGCATAGAGTCTCGCTTCGTAAAAGCAGTAGAGGGTACTTACGATTTAGCTGGTGGTGATAATGGAATTCCAGCATCAACTGATGGCAAAGCAACAGTTCTCATAGGTGATGCTACTACAGAACCTAAGACTGGACTCTATGCTTTAGATGATGATTTACTAAACATCAGTATTGCTTTGATCCCCGGAGTCTATAATCAAAGCGTTCAAAATGCTCTCGTTACATTAGCTGAAACAAGCCAAAACTTCCTTGCGTTGGTTTCTCCTCCTTATGGAATAGGAACAGTACAGGATGCTATAGATTGGTCCAATGGTAAATCTTCTAGCACTGCTGGATCAAGAACTGCTGCCATAAATAGTTCTTATGCAGCAATCTATTTCCCTCATGTGAAAGTGTTCAGCACATTCGATGGTAAGGATCGTTGGTATGATCCAACAATCTTTGCTGCTAGACAAATGGCTTTCACTGATAGCGTATCAGAAACTTGGTTTGCTCCTGCCGGATTCGTCCGTGGAAGACTTACTAAACCCACTGATGTTGAAGTTAAACTCAACCAAGGTGATAGAGATACAATGTATAGTGGCGGAAATGTTATAAACCCTGTTGTCAACTTTGCTCAACAAGGTATAACAATCTTTGGTCAAAGAACAGCCCAAAGAGATCCTTCAGCCTTGGATAGAGTTAACATCAGAAGAATGATGATTTACATTAGAAAGGTTATCTTGGCTTCAACAAGAAGACTTGTATTCGAACCTAATGATGAGTTTACTTGGGCAAGAGTTGAAAGCTTACTCAATCCATTCTTCGCTGACATTGCTCAAAGAAGAGGTATTACACAATTCAAAGTTGTTTGCGACTCCACAACAAACACTCCAATAAGAATTGATAGAAATGAAATGTGGTGCAAGGTTTTAATTAAACCTACTAAGACTGCTGAAATCGTAGTCTTTGAACTTAACCTTACAAATCAATCAGCACAAATAGGTTGATAAGGAGATTATATGGCAACTTATTCTGACTACCGTGGCGCGATAAATGCAGAAAGCCCAACACCTTTAAAAATTTCTACTTCACTTGATGCAATAAGATCATATCAATTTGAAGTAGATTTTAGAAATATTCCTGCTCTAGGAGATTACAAGGAAGGCGATCTACAGATTGGTGTTAATAAAGTAACTGCTTATGGACCAAAAATAGACATGGTTGAAATCCATAGGGTAAATGATATTGTTAAATATCCCGGAAAGATGAAATTTGAAGGGTTATCAATTACATTCGATAATCAATTATTAATCCCACAATATGCTCATCTTTGGGAATATATCAAATCAGTCTTTAATCCATTAACTGGACAATACTACACTCCAGCGACTGGAGCTAGATCAATTGCTTCAATTAAAACTTCTAAGATAATAGTGCGTCAATTAAGTGGGCAAAATACTCCAATATCTGAAACAACCTTCTGGGGAGTATTTCCTATGGAGTATGCAATAGCAGAACAAAAATACTCTGAATCAAATACAGTTAATACCATAGATGTTAAGTTCTCCTTTGATACTATGGATATAAGAACTATCACAAAGCCTCAGTGAAATAAATAAATATTAAAAAAATACCCAATCTAAAATATTTTAGATTGGGTATTTTTCCTTAGAACTATAATATAATATGGATTACTTTAAACAATTACTAAATAGTTTTGATGATCTAAAAAAAAGGAAATTTAAATTAATTTATATCGAAGAGGCTGCTCAAATAAATCCACAGTTAAAAGTTAAAGCCGAAGATTATATTAATAGAGCAAAAGCAGCAGCTAGTGCAGAACCTCCAAATAATAAAGTATTAGTGCAAGAAATACCTGATTCTTATGTTTGGGTTGCTGTAGAAGGTAAGTCGGCGGGTAAAGTAGTTTTTAATGGATTTCCTGATTTTAGAAAAGGAAAAGGTATACCTGTAGAAGCTGCGGGTGCCGCAGGAGCTATGAACTTTGCTGAGTTTGCAAATTTATTAGGGGGACAATCACAAGGTTCTGAACAAGAGCAAGCATCACAAGAACAAGCCGCGCCTACTGAAGCATTGGTACAACAAGAACCTATTGTACCATTAATAAATGTAACACAAAATACCCTCCTTAATGCATTTAAAAAAATACAAAACTTTTGTAAAGAAAATCCTAATGCCCCAGTTTGTAATATTAAAAAATCAGGATTAGAAACTTCCACAGGAGAAAAATTTACTTCGTCTGCAAATACTGCGATATATGGAAGATTACAGCGTGCAACAAAAGTAACATTTAATACTGAAATAAATGGTTATGTAAAAGACAAATTAGAGGATGCAAATGTTGATATTGCAGCAGATGCTTACGATCTGTTAGTGGATACTGCTATAAAAAATAAAGATTCTTCGTGTGAATCTTTCCAATCCTCTATTTTTTATGTGGCTGGAGCAGAACCTCATCTTTTGCTTAAATCTAGTTCTGGAGAAAATTCCGAGGGGGTTGTTTTAAAAATAGGTCAGTATGAAAAACAACTTATAGAAATGGCAAAGCAAAATTGTAAAAAAATAAATAGGGTAAAATTAGAAACTATTTATAGCGGAGCAAAAAGCCAAGTAAAAGGTGCTTTGTCTGAGACTACAGTTGATTTTTATTATCTTTTAAAAAAATATAATTCAACATCAGATTTAAAAGAAAAAAGAAAAATTTCACAATTTGTAGCAGGTTATTTACAAGAAAAAATAGCTACAATAAAAACTATAGCAGATGAATTAGCATTGGTAGGTGAAGATCCTACTGATGTTGAATCTGCATTTATTAATGAAGTTTTTAAAAATGATTCATTAGTGGTTAATGATTTGGTTCAAGTGAAAAAATTTATAGCGAGAGAAATGTTATATCAATCAAGAGTAATAAATAGATTTTTTCCAAATGCATCATGTGCATACAATTCTTCTGATCCCGGTACAGCTAAAACAGGTGATCGTCCAGATAGACAATTTATTTATACTGATAAAAATGCTGCAATGGCAGACTTATCTAAACAGAAAAGAGGAACCCAAAAAGTTCAAGAAACAACTTTAGGAAATTTAAAACAAGCTGTGCAAGCTAGATGTGCTGGAGCTATGTCTTGTCAAGAACAAAAAGATTTTGAAGCAATGTTATCTTCTGGTGGATTGATAGATAAATCAAATAACACTAAATTATATTTAATTTCTTCTGGACTAAAAAGATATAAAGAACTAGATGAAATAACATTAGGATCAATTGCTAGTTTGGATAGAATGGATCAATTATTTACTCCTAATTATGGAGGAGATAATAGATTAGCAGAAGGATTCTTACAGTTAGTAGATCAAAAAATGGGGTTAGATCAAACATCTTATGATGCAGTTTTAGAAATACATAATGATTTAAAGACAACAAGAGAAGCTATTGAATCAACAATAACATCTAAGTATAACTTAACTACAGGAAAAAAACCAGACTTTGCGGATCCAAAACAAGTTTTAGAAAGAGTATCTCAAATATTAAAAGATAGAACATTAGAAACAAACACATCAGCTAAAGAAATAGTTAAGATGATTAAAAAAGCATCTAAATTAAAAAAAGATGAAACTGGAAAATATATAGATGAAAGTAATTTACTCGGTAGAATAGCAACAAAAATAAATAAATTTGATTTAATTAACAAATATCAAAAATTACTAACCTCTACTGATGCTAAAAAAAGAAAAGCTTGTGAAGATTATTTAATAAAACAAACATTAATTAGCGGTTCTACAATAGATGATAACATGTATCAAACAATTATTGCTGATGATGGGTCTACTTCTGTCATACGGCATAATGAAATTTTTGATTTATTATTAGAAGCTAGAAAGGCTGGAAATTTAAAAATTGAAGTAACTGGAACAGGAGCTAAATTTTTATTTGCTGGAATGTACTTGGATTTAAATATTGGAACTAATAAAAATAGCATAGGATTAACATCTAAAATAAAGAAACAAGTAATTTCACAACTAAATCAAACACCAGATATAAATTCTATCCCAATGACAGAAAATATAGAAAAAGAATTAATGTTATTTAAAGAATTTTTTAAGATACAAAATCAATTATTTAAACTAGTTAATAAATAAAGAATCATTTAATTCTAGTATTTGATCAAGTATATTTATTTCATATTCCTCAAACCCTATAGTATTATAGAGTTTGGGGAATATGTTTTTTCTAGAAATAATTATTATTGGTTGCCTATCTTGCTGAAAAATAATTATAAAATCTTTTTTTGCTCTAACTGAATCTCTTTCAGCTTTCGTTATAAAATCCCACACTTCAGAACTCTTATTAAATAGACTGTAAATATTTGCTTTGTTATAGCCTTTTTTACATTCTATAATAAATTTAAAGTTTAATGGAGTTATAAGATCCCCAAACATTTTCATATGATCTGGAAGATTATGCATTGTAGCAAATGCCCCAGATCCGGGAGTTCTTGCAAACTCTGTTGTATTAAATTTATTATTTAGCAAAGAACAAACTTTTCTTTCAAAAGAGTTTCCTTTAGAACGACTATTAAGTCTTTTCTTTTTGGACAATTGCGATTTAAAAACATTAGGATCGAAAGAATCTTGTAACATATGATACCTCTGAACTATAATAGTAGTGTTAGCGACAGTGAAATGTCCACTGATGCAAAAATAAATGAAACCCAAAACTCCAATTTTGATTTTTCAAGATGGAAAATACGGCACCAAAGCCGAAGAGATGGTAATAACATGAGACTGATTATTAATTTGGACAAGGATCAATCCCTTGCATTCAAAAACTTTTCTAAGATTGTAAAACCTCAAGAAATATCTGATGATGATTTTTTAAAGACTATCTTCCTTACAGGGGTTGAAACCATGAATGATAAGTTAACTCAGATTATAAAACAATATGCAAAAGATAATAAAGCTGAGTTAGAAGCCTCTGGAATCTCCGTAATCGAAGGAGATGATGGTGATGTTAAGCTCCAAGAAACTCCAAACGAATGATCTTAGTATGTTTAAGCTAACTTTTCTGAGTAAGGAAAACGATCTTAATAAAATTCTCAGAAACCAAAAAAAGAACAAGGATACCATAAATCTTTTGTTTATATCACTTTGGGATAAGCATTGTAATATCCTAGTAGATAAACTAAAAGAAAAGTATAAGGATGACTTAGGTGAAGAGGTATTTGTTATTGACAGCTTTCATATGCCGCACAGCTTTGTAATTTATGAAGTTGTCAAAACACCTCAATTGGTAGTTGTTGGAAAAGATAAAACTTATTTAGAGAAATACTTACCTAAAATTTATGAATACTTCAATCTTGATTGAGGGTATCATTTTTAGACTCTAAATAATTTTTAATTTTAGAATCATACCGCTTATTTTTTGTATACAACAGCTTTAAATTATGAACGATTATTGTCGTGAAATAATTGAAAGCTGTTCCTTTTTTATTATTAAAATTTGGGAGAGTTTTTAATATTAGAACAAAGCAATCTTGCTTTGCATCATCTTTATCTAGTTTAAATTTAAAAGACTCTATTATATTATTAATTAACAGATCAAAATTTGCCATTAACTCATCTTCATATTTTTTAGGATTCTTTTTATAATCTCTAATTAATTTTTCAAATTCTTTATTATTTATGTAATTCTTTTCGCTCATAGGCTATTATATTTATATGGACCTAGAAAAGCTTTATAAGGGTTTGGAGGTTGCTCCAGACAATCCTTTGTGTAGCGGGTGCGTAATTCTCACAAAGACAAAGCCATGCTATGCAGTTCTGGATTATGAACAACAGGACCAGTGTGATGTACTATTCCTCTCAGATTCATTAAAGTCTAGATTTGGAAAGACTTATGCATTTACTGACTCTGAAGAGGAAATAATCAAGGAAGTTTTTAAACATCCTTTTGCGATGGCAGCATCTGTTAAATGCCCATCTGTCAAAGATGGGGATATGAATCCTGCTAGTTTAAATGCATGCCGCAATCATTTAAATGCTACGATAGATAAAATTAAACCAAAGCTTGTTTTCGCGTGTGGAAATCTAGCTATGAAGATGTTACTTAAAAAGAGTGGCATTACAGATAAGCGTGGGAACTCTTATGATTTTGAGTCCCCTAATGGACACAAGTGTGTAGTAGTCCCTGTTTTGCACCCTTATGCAATCATCCAAGAACCTAGACACAAGCCTGTATTTGAGAGTGATATCCTTAATGGATATAACAAACATATTCTAGGCAAGGTCAAACAGACTAAGATGGACTATGAATTGATTAAATCTATAAAGGATTTGACCAATTTTGCATACTGGTTGAAGACTTATCAAAAGCCAATTGCTTTGGATATAGAAACCACGGGTCTAAATTTTCTTAAAGACAAAATCATGACCATTGCAATTGTGACTGATGAGAGATCAGCAGTCGTACCTATTTATCATAAGGAGTTTGATTGGACCTCTGTAGACGATTACACTGATCACGCAGAAGTATTTGATTTAGTTAGATATGGACTCAATAATAATGCTATCAAGGTTTTGCATAATGCTAAATTTGATCTTAAGTTTTTGAATCGTCATGGCGTAACTATCAATAAGGTAGCGGATACTAAAATGATGTCGCACATGGTCAATGAAGAAGGAAAAAACGCACTAAAAGATTTGGTGAAACAGTACTTCCCTGAATACTTGGAGAAACTATAATGCTTGGTATTCAAAACCCAAATAAATTTGATTGGGAAAATATTTCATTGTCAGCCTGTGCCAATGGAAATTACTCAGATGCATACTACACTCTTCAAATCTATCATATCTTATATGAAAAAATGAAAGAGTTAAATATGGTCAATTTGTTTGATAATATTATTGGTCCTTCAATTAAAGAATTTGCAGAGATTGAAGGAGCAGGCATTTTAGTATCAGAGCAAAAGCTGTCTGAAGTAGGTAAAGTTTTACGAGATGCAAACATAGAAGCTGAAGATTTTCTCTATTCCTGTAAAGGTGTGCAAAAAACAGATAATCTATCCTCTAATAATAATCTAATAGAGATTTTGTACACTAGGGAGAATGCTTTAGAACTTTATCCACCGGACAAAACAACTAAAGGGTCTCCCTCTGTTTCAGCCCCTACACTAAACCTGTTGTTGGAATACATTAATCAGGAGTTAGAATCCCGTGTCAAAGTGGAAAAATCGTGAAGAACATAAGGATATTGCCAAATCGGTTATATCCAGTAAGAGTGTTGAAGAACTGCGTGATGCAAAGAAGTTCATTGAAGGATTGCTAGAACTTCGTAAGTCTGAAAAGCTAGAGAAGACTTATATCCAAGGAACAAAAGCTGCCATTGAATACAATGGGATAAATAAAGTTTTTGTTGATTTTAGATTTGATGGAACTGCTACAGGCCGTCTATCTTGTGCAGCCTATTCTGCTAAAGAAGATATGGGAGTATCCTTCCATACTCTGCCTAGAGACACCAAGCACAATATTAGATCTATCTTCGTAGCACCTAAGGATTGGGCTTTTATAACCGTGGACTACTCAGCCATGGAACTAAGAGTCTTGGCTCACATTGCCAAAGAGAAGATTATGCAAAAGGCATTCTTAGGAGGTGCTGATCTGCATACTTATACTGCGGAACTCCTGTTTAATAAAAAGAATATTTCTAAGGAAGAACGGCAGATTGCAAAAACTGTATCATTCTTGATTGTATATGGAGGCGGAGCCTTCAACCTGTCTGAGACTATGGGAATCCCTTTAAAGAGGGCTGAGAAAATCATTGATAACTACAGAAAGGTTTACCCCGGAATCTTCTCATACATGGAGTTTGTCAATAGATTTATCCGGGAGAATCATTACGCATATACGATTTTTGGAAGAAGAAGAAATTTACCTGATGTTAGATCAGAAGATCAAACTGTAGTAAACAGGGCACTTCGTCAAGGTTTAAATTTTACAATTCAAAGTACTGCATCAGATATTTTATTGTGCGGGTTACTAGGTTGTTGTAGAGAGTTTAGCCAAAAAGGTTTGCAAGCTAGACCCTGTGCTTCTGTGCATGACAGTTTAGAAGTAATCTGTCCTCCTCACGAGGTCAGAAAAGTATTGGAGATTATCTACGAACAATTAGTAAATACGCCTCTAATAAAGAAGGTATTTAATTTGGAATTTTCTGTTCCATTAAAAATTGATGCTGAAGTAGGTAGATCATTTGGTGATGGGAAGGAAGTCCATTTTAATAATGGTGTACCTGAGAATGTTCCTGAACTTTTAGAGTATATAAAATGATAATAGATTGTTTAGATAAAGGCTATGTTCAAAGTATTTCACAATATGAAAATGGGGATTTACTCGTTGTTAATGCGGCGAGATGTTCATTTGATAAAGAACATGATATTTTTGATGAAGCAAAAGATACTAAACTTATACATTATCTTGCACAACACGGGCATCTTTTACCATTTAGACATCCCCACGCAACTTTCAGGATACACTGCCCTATTTTTGTCCTTAGGCAATTAGGTAAGCATCAAGTAGGTTTTAGTTGGTCGGAAGTTTCTAGACGATATATAAGTACAGAGCCTGAATTTTATTCTCCCAACGAGTGGAGATTAAAAGCTCCTAATGTTAAACAAGGTAGTTCTGAGGAAATATCAAATATTAGCGACTTATACAAACAAGATTCAGATTTTGTAAATAAAACAGCTTTACAATTTTATTCTCTTATGATAAAAGAGGGTGTTTGTGCTGAACAAGCTAGAATGATACTGCCTCAATCAATGTATACTACTACTGTTGTTACCGGAAGTTTGTTAGGATGGAATCATTTATATAAACAAAGAACTGATTCTCATGCTCAAAAAGAAACCCAAGAATATGCCAAAGCCATAGGAAGCATATTAGAGAAGTTTTATCCAGTAAGTTGGAAAGCTTTATGTGATGAAAAAAACACAGATAATCGGTGACATACATCTTGATGATAAATATAATGGATATTTAGATTTTCAAGTTGAATCAATAAAAAAGATAATAGATTGTGAAAATTCACATGATATTATTTTTTTAGGAGATCTTTTTGAAAAAAGATCACCAAGTCCTAGAGTATTATTGGCCTTACAATCAATATTAGATTATATTCCTAGAGATAAAAAAGTTTATCTTTTAAGAGGTAATCATTGTTCACAAACAAAAGCTGATGATGGGTTGACAGCACTTTCATTGTTTGAGTATAAAAGAAATGTTACTGTAATAAAGCATACTAGGTCTATCAATGGCTATACCTTCATCCCTCATTACGAAAATGAAAGAACTATTATCGACGATCTTGGAAGGGTTCCTGATTCTGATATCGTTTTGGGTCATTTTGGGTATAATGGTTGTCTTAACCCTATGGGGGACCCTGATTTTACTATTTCATTGGATATGTTTACCAATCCAACTTTTCTGGGACATATTCACCACTTCAAAGAAGCAGGGAATGTAGCTATAGTAGGGACTCCATATACTACATCTTTTCAAGAAGCTAATAAAGATAGTTTTTATGCTGTAGTAGATTCAAAAGGAAAGTATAAAATAAAACCAATTAATTTTGGTATTCGTCATTTAATTATGGATTTAAATTCTGTTGTTGAAAACAAGGAATTCATAGAAAATGATAATTACTTTACTTTGCTTAGAATAATGGTCAATACTTTAGATAAAGATCAAGATAATTTAAGAGAGGTTTTAGATCATATTAAACCTATGTATGTGGATGTAAAGTATAAACCAGTGGTTGATGAAAATAAACCTCAAAGTAGTTACAATCCAGAACAAATAATAACTAAAGTTGATGAAGCTTTGATAGAGGATTACATTAATAATACTAATACTACATTAAGTAAGCAAGAATTACTTGATGGCTTAAAAATAATAAATGAAAATCAATAGAATAGAAATAAAAAATTTTTACTCGATTAGAGATATCAAAATTAATTTTGATAACCATAGTGGGATAGTTTTAATCGAAGGAAAAAATAAAGACATTGGTGGCTCAAATGGTTCTGGTAAGAGTTCCATAATCGAGGCTGTTGTCTGGGGTATCTTTGGGAGAACCATCCGTAAATCTACAGAAGAAGCTCTAATCAATGTGTATGATAACAAGAATTGCTCCGTTGAGATAACGCTGAACAATAACATGATCATACGCAGGAGTAAAAAACCCACCTTTCTTAAGTTTTTTTTGGGAGAGGTTGATAAGACTCAAGAAAGTAGTTTAAAAACACAAGAGCTTATCGAATCAGTTTTAAACATAAATTATAAAACATTTTTAGCATCTACTGTTTTTGGGCAACACAATAATGTAGATTTTATTGATGCCACTCCAGAAGATAAACGATCAATAATAAAAAACTTTTTAAATTTAAATGAAATATTCGATAAAAGAGATTCTGTAAAGGATCTTAAATCGAAGTATAATACAGAAATAAAAACACTTGAGGCTTTAATTCAAGATTCTAAAATATCGTTAGAAAAATTAAACAAGCAAATTGAATCTGTAGAAGTAGGTAAGCAAGAATTTTTTCAGGAAAATAATATAACTGAAGAAAAATTAATTAAACTTAGCCTAGATGAGATCCTAAAAATAGAAGAGGATATTAAACTTCAAACTGCTATCTTACAAAATATTAATAATAAAGTTTTTACTGAAGAACGAGAATTAGATGATTATTTGAAGAAATTAAAATTCTATAAAGAAAATAAACCTAAAACATGTAAAGCTTGTGGAGTTTCATCTAAGCCTAATGTAACAGAAAAAGATATTTTACAGTTAGAAAAAAGTATAGAGGATGCAAAAGAGAGTTTAGATAGGCAGACAGAGAAAAAAGAAAAAATTGAAACTTACATAGGAGAATTAAAAGAAAAAATACCCATACCTTCCAGTAAGTATAAACTAATAGCAGAACTAAATGAATTACACTCTAGAAAAGAATATTTACAAATATCTAAATCTGAAATAGAGGAAAAGATTGATTTTTTAAATAATGATAAAGCTAAATTATTAAGAAATTTAGAGATAATGAAGTTTTGGGAAAAAGCTTTCTCGGAAACAGGATTAATAAAATACATTATTAGAAATATCCTTAACTTTTTTAATGGTAGAATTAACTATTATCTTTCTTATTTATCAAATGGAAAATTCTTTATTAAATTTGACGAAGAATTAAACGAGAAAATCTATACAAATCGAAAAGAGTTGTCTTTTATATCTTTATCTGGTGGTGAAAAGCGTAAAATAAGCCTAGCAGTAATGTTAGGATTACAAAGTTTACTCACTAATACTAAAAGAGATAGCACTAACTTAATGTTTTTGGATGAAGTTGGTGAAAATTTAGATCAGGATGGTTTAGATGGACTCTACATACTACTATCCGAACTAAAGAAAGATAAGACTTTATTTATAATAACACATAACAATTATCTAAAATCGTTAATAGATAATTGTAAAGTCTTAACAGTAACAAAACAAAACGGTGTATCGTATCTATCAAGGAGATCTTAATGATTACGCAATTAAATAAACTAGGTCAAGAAATTTTCGAAGCTCGCTATGCTTATCCCGGAGAGACTAAGTGGTCTGATAGAGCAAAAGCAATATCTAAAGTAATCGCTTCTGCTGAAAAAGACGATGAAAAGGAAAGGGTCGAGAGAGCCTTCTATGAAGCTATTGCATCTGGAGACTTCATTCCCGGAGGTAGAATTATTTACGGCTCAGGTAGAAGCCGTAGACAGAATCTGCTAAACTGTTTTGTCATCATACCAGAGGATAATGTTGATTCAATTGGAAAAACTGTAATGGATATGTATCGTATATCCTGTGCAGGAGGAGGGGTTGGATTTAATGTTAGTAAAATTAGACCCCGTGGTGATGATATAGGAAATGTTGCTAATTCTGCCCCCGGAGCAGTTTCCGTCCTACAAATGATCAACGAAGTAGGAAACCATGTTCGTGCAGGAAAGAATCGTAGAACTGCTCTAATGGGTATTCTGAATGTAACTCATCCAGATATTCTTGAGTTCCTTCATGTTAAATTAGATCAAAAGCAATTAACTAATTTTAATATCTCAGTAGCTATTACTAATAGATTCTTAGAAGCTATTGAGTTTAATGAACCTTGGCATTTTACATTTAATAACAAGGAATATCATTGTTATGATGTAATTAGATTTAATACTGACCAGAACAGAAGAGAAAATATAACTGTTGTTGCTTTAAATGAGCAAGATGCAATTGCTCGTGCAAATAATTTCCATAAGCAACATTGGATGGATCAATTTGAGGTTGTTGGGAAGCAAGACTTCCGTGCTAGAGATTTATGGAATAAGATTTGGACTAACGCTGTTGAAAGCGGGGATCCGGGTATTTACAATATTGATCTAGCTAATAGTTATACTAATGTTTCTTACTTCGAAAAGTTGGATTCAACTAATCCATGTGGAGAAATTAGTTTACCTAGTTATGGTAATTGCTGCTTAGGTAATATTAACTTAAGCAATATGGTTA